GACGTGCACTCTCCTGAGTGGAGTAAGTTGTATGAAGATCTCAACCGGTTCGGTGGTGATGTTGTTGAAGCCGATTATAAGAACTATGACGGCCGTGTATCACACACCGAGATCATGCGAGTGTGCCATATTTTCAATCAATGGCATGAGTTTCATTACGGAACGGATGACGTGACTTTTGAATTCTTTTCCCACGATCCAATTACTTTGACTTTCTCTCAAATTTGTGCGTTGCGAGAACAATTGTTTGGCGAGTCAGCGCGAACGCCAACCGTAGCTCGGACTTTTGCTTACGAAACGTTGCATGGAGTGAACTCCGGTGATCCAAAAACCGCAGTAATGAACTCCGTGATCAATGCTCTTCGTGTGCGAGAGTTTTTCTTACATCAACGAGCACGAGATGATTTGACAGCAGAAGAACAGCTGCTTTTCCGCAATCACACTTTTGAAGAACTTCTTTACGATAAGGACTACGGCGACGATCTGATTTATTCTGTACATCCAGGTTTGCGCCGTTTGTTTGGTTATAAGGAATTTAGAGATTACATGGCTCAACGAAATTGTGTTGTGACCTCGGCTAAGAAGGATGATTTGAATCCTCCGGACTTCATCCCCTTACTTGAGGCCACTTTTTTGAAGCAAGGATTTCGACCTGATCCTAAGAATCCGAAGCGAGTCCACGCCACTTTGGCAAAGGAATCCATCTACAAGATGGTGAACTGGATCCGTAATGGTAAGGGTGTTGCCGATGCACTCCACACTAATTGTGAGACTGCTTTGCGATACACTTACCACTATGGACGTGAGACTTTTGAAGATTATAAGGCTCGTATCAATAAAGCTCTTGTCTCAAAGCAACAGAAAATGGTTACTGTGAATTACAATGACCTGGATTTGCTCTGGAACAAGGCCTTTGAGGGTCGAGCCATAGATTTTCATGGCTTTGGTTCTAAGTTTCAGGACTTTACTCGAACTAGTAGTGAAGAGGAGTTTTATGATTTTTAGTTCCCACTCTTCAAGTGGAGGGTATGCTGACCTAATCAGTACATAATCAACCGCGACAGGAGATCAAATACCCGGCGGCACCTTATATGTTTGTGTATGTCTTTTCCCCCCCCCTTTTAAAATTGTATCTTTTGTGAGGCACGTAAACTTGCAATCTTTTTGCGTGCTCATACCATCAGATAGCCGAAAACACGGCGCGACCATACTAGATATTTCATCTGAGATGGACTGACCTTAACCAGTTGGCCCACTCCTTAGTATGGTTGTTTAACCAC